TTAGCACATAGAACGCATGGCCCTCGTCCCCGTAGAAATAGGCTTGCGCGTTAGCTATATCAGTCATCTGGTTAATACGATACACAATCTGGGGAGGGGACACTAAGGTAGGAGTGTAGTTATTTAACTCGACCACCCCATATAACGACCCGGACCCATCACTGATTCTCTGATTAGCCAAGAAATAAATGGCGTTATTACCTCTGGTTACGGAGTGCGTAGCTGCAGTACCATAATCTATTACTGCGCCAGGTACTCTTGAAAATGGACATCCGTCTTGAGTGGCAGTACCTGTGTTGTACCACACCTCAGTAGAGTATTCCTTGATGATGAATAGCTGCTGATGTAGGTTTACCAGATTCTTTATACTGTCCGGGGAAGATATGGCCGCAGCTATCGCAAGACCATTAAATGTGCTGAGATCGTACAGCTCCGACACTGTAATCCCCATATTACCACTAGTAGCAATTACGTACCCGTCCATATAGGCCGCAGCTACAGCAGGTCGAGGAAAATTTGCGCTTGGGTGTACTACAATCGTATTTGCCAGATAATCGTACACGTACCCGTAGGAGCCATCTAATATAAGCATCTGGTTCCCACCTACACCGTTTGCTGCTATCCCGTTGTCAATAAATGTAACAAAGCCTGATGTAGTGTTAATAGTGCCTACTGTAGTAGATACCAACTTTGAGTCGATTCTGTAAAGAGTGTTGCCGCTTACTACAAATAAGTACCCGCCGTACACGTACATAGCTCGTATCTGTGAGGTTCCGAGTCTGGTCCACAAGGATGTACCGGGCGTACCTACAAGAGCTACGGGTGTTTTAGCCGCGTCACCTCCCAGTTCCAGGAAGCAATTCACTGACCTAGACGTATTTATATCTGTAGACCGGCCTTGATAGCCACTCCCTATGAACGGTATTTGCATTAGTTATAATCCCCAGTATACACGTTGAAAGTAGTAACCTTGCCGGGTACATCCATAGACGCTCTAGCTTGTACTGAGTTCATATTCTCAATAGTCTTTATCGCCGCAGCCGCAGCCGCTGATATATCTGTAGGTACTTGCTTATTAGGGTCTACATGGTAGCGTCTGAACAGCCGTAAAGCTAGCCCGTACACTAACGCTTCGTAGTACGCTGGATCGAAAGTTATTACTGTGGTTAAACTGCTGAACTCTGATAGGTAAGCGTCGTAGTCAATAAACATTGTGTACGACCCATTTGCGTCAGGCATCGGATATACATTGATAGTGCCTTGCACTAAACTCTGCTGTGCTGTGCCCGGATCGTAATATATTGTAGCTGGCAGGGCAGTTATGATTGACTTATCTCGGTAGCTGTCATACTCCGACTGAGGTACTACGCTGATAAGGTAATCAATTCCATTGCTATCACGCATAAATGCGCGTTCAATCTTGATAGGCTTAGGGGCGATAATGTCACAGGTAGCTGGGCCTATAGTATAAACCCCTTTACCTGAAACTAACGGAAAAGAGGTAGTATCTGTAGACCTCAGCATCAGCCTATTAGCAGACCAGTGATCCAGCATCATATTCAAGGTACGTATACCAATCTGCATTTCAGCCGCAGATGGGGTTTCGCTGATGGCAATTACGCCAATCAGGTTCATTGCATCAACAATAACGTCTTGTACTTTGAGCTGCATACCTTACCTCTTTTTCGGCCGCCCCATCTTAGGTTTGTCTATCTTAACTTCCGGCACTTCTGGTATTACTACCTCTTCTTCAGCCTCGTCCGGTATTGGTACGTAATAGTACACCCCAGTTTGAGGACATTGTCTTAGCTGTTGCTCCATAGGGCAATCTCCTATCTCTTCTTAGCCTTCTTTATTGCCTTAACTGCCCTCATTTCCCCAGCGTAACTTTCACCCATTGGGAATTTCGTGGCTTTGCCCTTCATAGCACCTACTGCTTTTGCTTGTCTACCTCTTCCCATACCACCTTTGCGTGGACCTTTACCGTCAAACTTTGGACCGCCTTTAGGACATGCCATTGTAATCTCCTTTATATTTGGGGGGCGGTGGTTTTTACACCGCCCCTGTAAGAGAAAAATAGTTAATTTATCTTCTTGGTCTTACTGGCAGGAGCATAGCCGCCAGATTTGGTCATTTTGGTTTGCTTCTTGGGCACTTTGGTTGGTCTTGCTTGACCTTTCATGGTATCACCTCATTTTGTGGGATTGGGGGAGGTGATACCTCCCCCCTGTTGGTTTTTATTAACCGAGAATACGGCATGCCAGTTCTGGACGAAGGGTTGCCCAGCCACCCAAAACATCAATACGGCAAATAAAGTTGTCCGAACCTACATCGTAGGCCCGAACGATCCGCATTGAAATACCGTCATAAGATTCGCGAGCAGCAAAATCCACACCCTGAGGAATCTCAAGATCGGCTGTACCGAGGGTGAATGCGTCGGCATGATATGCCAAGTTTTGAGCATAAGAGCCCACTGCAGTACCTGTAGCAAAAGTTACTGCCTGTGCGGTGGCGGCATTGCTTATAGTACCATTGGCAACAGTAGCACCAATAACTACTGGGGTTGGGCTAACAGTTACAGTAGCAGAGTTACTGGAAATGGTAGCATCGGCAGTAACAACAAATTGCTGAAGTTGACCGGTTGAAGTCTGGTTCTCAGGGTTAATACCGTAAACAGTAGCAACGGTAAATACCGTACCGGCTTTGATAGTACCACTAGCAGAAGTCAGAGAGGCTAGGGCAACAGAGTTTGACCCATCGGTAATAGTGGCAGTAACAGAACCAGCCAGTGAGGTAGGCACAGTCATCGCATTAACGTTTTGGTCCATAGCAAAGGTGAAACCCAGTGCCTCACCCAGCAAACCATTACGGTACTGTTCTCCTACCAATTGGGTATTGTTATACAGACCGGACAGACCGGCGTTGGACTGTGCCATAGCAGCAGGGTTAAGGACTACTGACCGACGGTGGTCACGAGGACAACTGGAGTTATCCAACATCATACCTGCGTTCAGATACACGATAGGTGCGTTGTACTGAGCAAGACCAGTAGCAGCACCACCGGAAGTACCGGGAGTGGTACCGGCAGTACCAACGCAATTGGCAATATTCTTATACATTGCCAAACCAGCTTGGTCGATTACGCTGGCGATTTTGGACATAGCAGGAGTCAAAATACGGTCACTGAAGTCATCCAGTGACAAGGTAAGTTCTGCGGAACTGAAAGCAATGTCAACACCCCATTGATGGTTGAGGGTCAATGGTACATAAGTTTCAGTAGTATTCTGAACACTGGCAGCAGCAGCATCCCGAACGTAGTACTGAACTGGCTTACGAACGTTGATGGTAGAACCGATTTTCGCGCCAACCTTACCAAATTCTTGGCTATATTGACGGTTAACCCCTTTGGTGAATACCAAGTTATTGTGGAGTACAGAAAGACCCTTACGGGTGATCTGAGTGGGGGTGAGAAGAGTGTTACTTGCCATGATTAATTATCCTTTCTATTATCGTCTTTTGGGTGGGCCACCAAACCGCTTCATCCACTCTTCTATTGGCATATTATCTGGGTCTACTTCAACCGGACCATTAGAAGTTACTGTCTGAATAGGTTCTGGAGCCATGCTTACCTTCTTAGGTGCTTCTACTTTTTGTAACTGCGCTTTGGCAACAATAGATGCTTCCAGTCTGCCTAATTCATACCCAAGCTGTGCTGGGGACATGCCCATCATCCTCTGTGCTGCTTGCCGATTGCCATTGAGGTGCTTCAAAAGCTCTATGGACAGATCAGACTGTTTAATTAAATTAGCCATTTCAGCGCTGACAGGAAGTGTAGGGTCTTGTACTATCTCTACTACTTCTGGATCAATCTCTGCTGCCTTAGCCAACTTTTCAGAGAACTTCTGGTCAATCTGTTGCTGCGCAGCCTTCGCCTTTTCAGCTTGTAGTGACTGCTGCAACTCTTGCTTGGCGCGCTGAATCAGATACTGCTCTTTCGCAGCTTCAAACTGGTCAAAATCCTCAAAATCCTCAAGTCTCGGGGGTATTATGGTAGTAGGAGCTGATGCTGCTACAGGCTCCGATCTCTGTTGCGCTGCGATCATGCCTTCATAATACGCTGCTTTGCGCTCCGCCTCCTGCGCCCTTTTTCTGACGCGCTTGAGTTCCTGAATTGCCTTAGGTTCTTCGGCTGGCTGCTCCTGTGCGGGTTCCGACACCTCGCTTACGGATTCTACAGGCTGCTCAGTTTGAACCTCTTCTACAGGGGCCGATTCCTGCGATACGGCTGGTGCGCCTTCTTGAGTGGCGATCTCTTGGACTTCCATGAGTCTACTCTCCTTTGATGTCGTCGTACTTACGTTCTAAGTTAACACCTTTAATAATGGACTTACACCTTGGGCATTTTATCTCATATCTGCCGTAAATCCGGCCTAACAGCCTACCACAATAGCATCTAACATCAGTTATCTGCATAGGGCTTGTTGTCCATGGTGATCTGGTGCTGCAGTTTAGCCTCTTCCAGTATCAGCCTCTGCTGCTCCAGTTCATGCTTTCTATCTAGCTCCATGGCGTCCATTAGCCGCTGCATATGCTTGTCGTGCGACCCACTATCTCC